AGTTAATTGAAATGTCTCTCTTAATACTTTTCTGGCATTATAACCAGCATCAGCTAACTGGTTCAATTCTTCTGAGCTAACATAACCTTTAGCTACAATCTGACCTAAAGCCATAGCAAATTGTCTAACACCAATACCACGAACACCACCTAATACTTTAGCTGCTGCTAAAATTGCTGTCATGCTTTCCACAGTTGGATCAATACCATAAGCCTTAAACTTAACAAAAGCTTCTGTAACATCTTCAACTGGTGTTATAGTGTTTCTTGCTACTTTTATTATGTTATCAAATGTTTCTTCACCTTTACCAGTCAACACATCTAACTTAACAGTAGCCATTTCCACACCAGAGGCTACATCTAAAAAGCTTTTTGCAAATTTATATGTGCCAAAAGATATAAGTAATCCTTTAATGGAAAATAATGACTGAGACAACTTGTTTAATGGTGCTTGTATAGTTGAAGACGCTTTACTTATTGTTTTATTTATATTATCAAATGTTTTAACCCATTGCTTTTCTACTTTAGGCAATGTTTGACCAGTAGATCCTTCATATTTTTTAAGCAATTGCTCAGCATTTTTGACAGCTCTTTGTAATCTACTAACATCTGCACCTATAAATGCTATCAATGCACCTAACGCTTGCTCAGCCATTATTTTCCTCCTTTCCAGCCAAAGCATATAGAATGGCTTTCATTTCATCTATGCTTTGACTCTTGGGTGCTCTTTTTTCTGAAAATAGTTTAGATAGTGAAACGTCTTCTATTGCTATTGGTTGATCACCACGTTTTTTAACACCCATTACATCAGCCATCATTTTCCTCGTAAAGCTAAATTGCATATCATTTATCTGAAATCCCCATGGTTCCAGCTTATAAAAAGCTTGCCATTCTGCAAACTGCTCTGGTGTAAGCATATTAAGCAGGAAGTCAGGGTGTGGATAACCTAAAGCTAAGGCTAACCTAAAGGCAAACCGTCTTCCTGCTCCGTATGTAAGTTTTTTTCCAATCTTTCTTTTTCAGTTTCAGATATTTCATTCAATTCCGATGCCTTCTGAAATAGCTCATCAACGACTTCTCGGTCTAAAGCACCAAGCTTAATATATTCATCATCTTTGAAAAGTCTGTTGCCCTTTTCATCACACAGAGTATATACTAAGAATTTAAGCTTGACACCCTTTAGATTTTGACGTATTTTAGTATTACCATTCTCATCTTCAACCAATTCTATTATTTCATTGTTATAGTTATCAAAATCCAAAGCACTCATCTTTTTCATGTACACATAAGCATTTAAGGACTCACAAAACACCTTCTTAACAACTGGCTTAGGAAGTTTTAGAAAGTCCTCCTTACTAAATACTTTCTCACTCATACACATTCCTCCTTAACTATTAAGCAGCCTGTTCAAATGTTACAGAACCACTTATCTGTATTGTTACATCACAAGTAATTTTGTCATCAGGTGGTATAGTTAGTGGTATTTCAGTTACCAATCCTTGGAAAGTAAATGTAGAACCATGTGAACCACCAGAAGGTTTATCTGGTAATTCTATTTGTATATAATATGGACTATCACTATCAAAACTGTTTTTTAATGTATTATATCCAGCACTATCAAACATCAATGTAAATGTTAATGTTCCTGGATTTTTAAGTCCAGTAATGAAAGTGCGATATCCACCTGTGGTATCAAGTGCAGTAGTATCAATAGTATCTTTTGACATTCCAGGGCCAGTAATGTTTGTTATATTAGCAATAGGATTAACAGTATTCCAGTTAGTTGGTTGAGTGGCACTCATTTTTAATTTTGTTCCAACACCTGCTTTAATCGCCAATTTTTATCACTCCTTTTCCTTAATTTGCAACTGCTAAGTTAACTGTTCCAACTATTTGAACAGTTACATCACAGGTTATCTTGTCATCTGGCGGGATTGTTAACGGTATTTCAGTTACTAATCCATCAAAAGTAAGCTGTGTTCCATGTCCATCTGCTGTAACTTTATCTGGTAATGTAATTCTGAATATTTGTGGTAAGTCATTGTCATAAAAATCTTTAAGAGCATCATAACCATCTGCTGTAAACATCATTGTTAAGGTTAGTGTACCAGCATTCTTAAATCCAGTAATGAACGTTCGATACCCACCGATGGTATCCAAAGCTGTGGTATCTATGGTATCTTTAGTCATGCTTGGGCCTGTAATGTTCGTTATGTGGGCTAAAGATACATATTTCTCTAACGGTGTTTTGGTAATATTAAACATTGCCTTTGATCCATCACCTATTGCCGTTGCTGTTATTAGATTGTTAGCTGGAGCGTTATTGCTAATAGCTGTAATTACTTCAGTTATTGTTGATGTTGAATAAGTACTGTGTGCCAAAACATAAGTAACTGTGATGTCGTTAGAGTTAACAGTTACAGTTATGCTTGTTGCTGTATCACTTCCTGTTGCCTTAAATGTAATACTTTCATTACTGGCATTCTTTGCCTCTAATCTAATTCCATATAAACCATTTGGGTCAAGTATTTCAGCAAACGGTTTTTTAGTAGAATCATAATACTGAAACTTAGTACCAACTCCTGCTTTTATTGCCATATTTATTCCTCCCTCCTAATCATATTGAATGTAGCCACAAATCTTGCTCTGTTCTTTTCGTCCCAATCTAATAGTGCTGGTTCTTGCGAACAAGCTATTAGCAAATATTCTGTGTTGTTTATTTTCTCATTACCTATATTATGCAAAACCGACTTTATAGAATTTATTAAATTCCAACCATCTGCATATTTTATGTTTCTAACCCTTATTTGAACAGATGGATAAGCCACTCTATAATTCTTGTCATAATTTACATCTGGTGGTGCTCCAGGAGTATCGAATATAGTTACACAATTGTCTGGCTGATCTGGTTCTCGTCCTATGAATAAATTGGAGGCAAGTGTCAAAGATGTCAATTCTTGAGTTAGTTTAGTTGATACGTCATAGCTTGGCATATTCATTTAAATTTGGCCTCCTCCTGTATAACCTTAATTATCTTATCTGTATTACGTTTAATTGCAGCTTCCAAAAACTTAGCACCAGACCCTGGTCTTTTAAAGTTAGCACCAACCATTTCATGAACAAACCATGCATAATACGCTGAAAATCCTAATACTACTGCTGGCTTTTTTAATTTAGTTACTTCAGAACCATAAAATGCTAAAACAGCTTTGTGTCTTTCATAAAATTCTTTTGCAGGTATTTTAATACTTTTACCTTCACCACTTGTTCCATAATATTTATCAACAAATGTTGGGTTTTGACCAGCTTCCACTTTACCTTGACTTGTTATTGTAAATACACTATTTCTCAAGTTACCAGTATCAACTGGAATGACAGGTGGTGTCTTTTCCATATCCTCAAGTATTATCCTTGCTCCACGAACTAAGCCTTTAAGAGTAGGTTCCCCTTGAATTTCCTTAATTCTGTCGTTTAGGTTTTTAACCACTTCCTCAAGTCCAGTTACATATTTTTTAGCCATAGTTAAACCTCATAAATAAGCTACTATGACAAATTCATTGGTAGATCTAAATAGTGGAGACTTCTCTACTCTCTGAATCATATAAGCACCATTTACGGTTCGCGGATCAATATAACCTGTTGCATCTAAAGTAAGATTTTGCTTAGAACCAAGCCATAAATACCCACCAGTTTTAACATCAGCAGGAGTTAGCACTTGTGCCCTACACACAATTTGTTCACCATTATCCGACATAATTTCCTTGCTAACATCGTCCCACCTACACTTAATATCTACTGGATTGGCATAAGTGTATCCACCATAACCGTCTGGTGTAGGTGAACCCCAATAAACTGCAGTCTGTACACATACATAATTGATAAATTTGATTATAGGATTAGTCATTTGGTACAGCCCTCATTGCTGCCTTCCTCAGACCTAAGGAAGCCAGTCTGCCTGTATAGTCAAGCACTTTTACCTGTTGACCATATAAAGTAGCATCTAATCCAAATCCAGTTTCACCTTGAAAAGTTATGCTGGCTGGCCCTGCCTCTGCTGACTGTGGTTGTCTTTCTCTTGAGCAAGCTATAAAGTGTGCAGTAAGCCAGCGTTTAATTTCATCAGATAAAGATGTAGGTATGTCAGTTAATATGCTATCTACCAATGCAGAAGCACTACTAATGTATGAATTGATTGTGTTTTCATCTAATTCTGTTTCAATTATTTGTTTTACCTGAGTTGCTGTTATCATGCTGACCTACCCACCTTTTTTGCTATGGTAGAGTGGTGTTACCCACTCCACCATAGCTATTGAACCACATAACATTTACCTGTTAGGAACCAAGATTAACTCTTACTATCCCACACTTACCTTTGGTATCCAAAGCTGTGGCCTGATCTGCTCTAATCTGAGGTACCTGTATGGTCATTACTTTATACTTCGTTACCATATTACCCTCAGTAGACCACTCTACATTCTGTAGGCCCATGCCTCGTACTATCCTTACTACGTCAGAAGTCATCTGGACAAGCAATACCATGTCTGCAGGCATAAGATCAATAACCTTTATATTCCTTATACCAGAGATAGCCATTAGCCTGTCCCTAATCGTGATAACTTTTCCACCAGAAACCTTGTAATCCTCATCAAGGATAGTTTCATATGCAGAAGGAATGTATAGGTTCCAGGGCCCAAAGAATTTGTCGTTTAGACTGGCTTGCTTCATAGCAATTACTTGTTTGATTATTGCAGTTTCATTAGATACTTCATTCCATGGTTTAAGAACAGTAGTAGCTTCAGAAGAACCAATAATATCAGCTACTTCATCCTCAGTATTGGCATGAGGGAAGTTTATGTAAGAGTAAATCGTTCCACCACCATAGGAATACTTTTGATCACCAAACAACATAAGCTCCAGCTTTTCCTGTACTTTTCTGGCTGCACGCTCAGCCATGGTGGTATCCAATGGGTTACCCATGTTCCTACTGGCTGCAAGGACACGAGCATTTATCTCGTAGTCTGCATGCACTATAGGAATAGGCAGATAATGAGTCGTAAACTGTGGCCTGGCTCCCTGCGCCCTGGTAATACCATCCATAGTAATATCGGCCTCAAGGTCGGTATCACTAATATCATGGTATTCAAGCACAGTAGTGCCCATTGCATTGCCAAGGTTATACACCAGCCCAGCGTCTATAACATCCTGGAATCCACCAAGTCTGGACTCAGCTACCTTAAGGACAGCTTCATCTAACTGTTTCCATTCGTCCCTACGCAGAGTTCCAGCTTGGTTAAGCTGAATAACCCTATAGGAATCTTCCTTTTTAGGATCACCACCTACATACACCGATACGTAGGTTTGACCATCTTGCTCTACAAAAGGACGCATTCTACCAATGTCAAGCCTGCCTTCAGCAGCCAGCTTGCCAGCTATCTCACCCAACGCTCCATTTGCTGTAATCAAATCAACTTGTGCACTCATCTAATTTTTAGCCTCCTTCCACTTATACTATTCTTACAGCGACTCGCTCGCCACTATTTGCAGCAGTTAAAGCCTGACCGACTATAGCCAATGCATCTACTGCCACCGACCCACTTCCAGTTCCAGAAAATGTTGCATTAAGATTTGCAGATGTGTCCGCTGTACTTGCAGCATTACCAGTACCACTACCAGTATAGGTTCCACCACTTTCAGTTAACGTTAGGGACAAATCAGTAAGATCTAACTCAAGACTGGATATAGTTGCATCTGTTGCAGCAACGGTAGCGGTTACATTGACTGTGGCAGCAGTTCCTACTGGTTTTAATTTACCATTGCCAGCACTAACAAGAAAAGCACCAGCAGTAATAGTATCACCAGCTATTGCATTAACAATATCTCCACGACCAGCTATCCACACCTGTACTGGATCATCAGCAGCATACTCATCATCAATAGTCTTGCCCTGTAGCTCGTCCTCAAGTGCAAACATAGGAATGGCATTGCCTGCTGCTTCTCCATGAGGAATTACTGCACCACTGGCATTAAGAGCAACCAACATACCTGGAGTTATAGCAGCACCAGCTACAAACTCCTCAATTACATCACTATACTTTTTTAGCTTAATCGTATTCTTTGCCA